CCAGATGCCTTCCTGAGCTGCATGCCGTAATCCTTGGGCACGTCATAGCCCATCCATGCCAGCACAGGGCAGATCGAGTATGGAAGGCAATTCACAAATGGCTTGCCATCGACGCGCTGAGAGTAGAAAGCACGTTTTGGCGTGCTGATCGCTAGCGCCATGGCTAGAGCGTGATTTCTACGGGCAGATCATCGCCAGGCGCATCATCGCCATCGCCATCGGGCATGCCTTCAGGCTCATGGTCTGTGGTGGCGTCTTCTGGGCTGTCTGCAGGCTCATCATCAGGGTCAGGCTGATCAGTCATGGCTGGGAGTCTAAGCGCTTTTCCAGCTGCTCGATGCGCCTTCTAAGGTCAGCATTCTGCGCTCGCAGCTCTGCTGTGGCCTGTGTGCGCAGACCGTCTAAATCCTGCCAGCTGTGGAAGGCAAATCTGAGAATGAGCGCCACAATGATGATGGCAGCGAGCGTGCCCACGCTGCCACCCACTGCAGCGCCCACAGCCAGTGTCGCTGGGTCGAGATTCACCCATCGATTGTCGCCTGTCGGTTTGGCTTGGCTTGGTGGTCGCTGTCTGCCTTCTCGCTAGAAAGCTCTGGCCATTCCAGGCTGGTCGATCTTCAGCCATTTGGTGGTGCCTGCAGGCCTGTGCTGCCCTTCCTCAATGGAAATGTCTTCTGACGTATCTACGGAATCAATCAATCTCTTACGCACGCCGTCTACGTGCAAGACATTTAGGCGCCTGACGCCTGCCTGCAGCTTCAGTCGCGTGAAACCAAGGCGCCCACGCTGCGTGCTGATGCCCAGCACGCCCAGCTTTCTGAGTGTGCGCAGCACGCTCGACAGACCACCCAAGGTGTAGCCAGTGAGCGCTGCCAGCAGGCGCTGATTGCCCTTCCAGCCAGCCTGCACCCTTGCCACCAGCTCACCCTCTCGCCTGGAAAGCCAGACCTCTCTGCCCATGAATGGCGACCAGACGCTGACTGGCATCTGTGGAAGGTAGGCGGGTCTGGTCATGGTCAGAGACTCCATTCTGGTTTGCGAGCTGGATTGGTGGCGCCTTAGACTAGGCCTCTGGTCAGGGCTGACTAGAAGGTGTGCGCTGGGTCGATCTGCAGAGACTCCACCCAGCGCATTGCCTTATCTGGCGCTTGGCGCTTGACTTGGGTGGCTACGCTCACAGCTGCGGATCCCGAACAGCAGTCGCGATTCCACAGGCGCCCTGCGCCCTTCTCTTATCTGGCGCGCTCGATGGCCATCTGCTGCTCATCTGGGTCTGACAGCAGCGCCCATGCCACGCCATTCTGCTGTGCCTCTCGATACACACGCGGGTCATTCATGTGGTCTGCGCAGATATAGAAGCTGGGCAGGCGCCATGGTCGATCAATCCTGATCAGCGCTGGCTTGCCACAGGGCACATCAGCTGTCGCCAGATAGCCCACTGGCCAATTGCAGCTGGGCTGCTCAGTCACGCCTGCGCTGAATTCAGAATGATGATGTGGGTGCCCTTTGGTCTGGCTGACTCCATGACCCTGATCTGCTCTGCCAGCGATGGGTGAAACATCACCAGCACATCGATGTCACAGCTGCAGTCTCTGGCTGCCATGACTGCCTGCACCAGCGCCTGCGATTCACCCAAGCTGGTGGAAGGCCCATCAGCCAAGATCGTGCTGTGTGGGCACTCAAACGTCACAGCGTCATAGGTGGCAGTCTGGCCATGGGTCAGCGTGGCCATCAGCTGGCCTGCTGACTTTCCAGGGCAGCCATCAGCGCTTCAGCTTCCCACCAGATGCCCACATGGCGTGGCTCGCCTGACTCTGTGATGGCCTGCGCCAGCCTTGCCACATCGACCAGCTGCCAGCCATCCAGCTTCGACAGCAGCAGGCCTGCTGCGTCATAGGCCTGCGCCATCGTCAGCACGTCTGGCACAGACAGCGCCAGCGCCTGCGCCAGCGCCTGTCGAGCTGTCAGCGCAGCCACAGCAGCACCCTGTCCAGGTCAGCTGGTCTGATCACTGCATACTCGATGCCAGCTGCGCCAAAGGCGCCCAGCCATCTGGCCTGATCTGCAGTCAGCGCGCCTTTGGCGCTTTTCAGCTCCATGACCAGCATCTGGGCGCCTCTGACCACGATCAGGTCAGGAAATCCAGGGTGGCCCATCTGCAGCGCCTTATCGCTGCGCCTGATGTGAAACCAGCGCCAGCCATAGAGCTGGGCAGCCTCAGTGATGGCCTGCAGCAGCTCATCCTCAGTCATATATCTGGCCATGGTCAGGCGTGCCACCTGCCTGCGCTGGGCTGGCGTCATATCGAGTCACCACCCTGTGTGAAATCGGGCAATGGTGGCTGGCCTTCCATGGGCACCCAGATGTGCAGCGCAGTGGCATGGATATTGACCCACTGTGATCTGGGTGGCAGCACCTGATAGCCCACTGACTCTGTGCCTGCAATCCATTCTTTGGCTGCGACCAGCTCTGCCCATGTGGGCACGCGATAGCGCCCAGCCATGCTGATGTGCAGCCACAGGCGCCCATCCAGCTCGATGGCCATTGACCAGATCAGGCTGGCGTCATGGCCTCGCAGATAGCGCTGGCCATCGAGCTTTTCACTTTCCAGGCGCCAGCCTTTTGGCGTGGGATTGACTGGCAGGCGCAGCGTTTTCAGGGTCACAGTGGGCGCCCACAGGCTGGGCAGATGTCTGTGCCACCAGCCATTTCTCTGATCAGATCGAGTGTGCCTGTGCCCACATTGCGCGCAGCCAGAATGCGCCCATCTGATGTGCGCCTCGACAGCGCCAGCGCTTCTGCCAGGGTCATGGTGTCGAGATAAACCTGCCTGCCTGCCACGCGGGTCATGGCGCGCCTGACTCTGGTGGCCTGCGCTCTGGTGTAGCTCATCGGTCTGGCACGATCATCGACAGGCGATAGGCCATGCGCACAGCCTGACCAGCGCGCCTCTCGACTGACCCAGCGCAGAAGGCGCCCACTGGCCTGTCGAGTGTCTGATGGCAGATCACATTGGTGTCAGCTGCATCGGTCTGGCTGGTCAGGTCTGCCATGCGCCCAGCACGCAGGTGCATCAGGTTTCCAGGCCTGAAGATGCAGCTGCTGCAGCGCTCTGCCATCACATGCACGCCAGCATCATCGAAGGTGCGCAGCGCCCTGCTCATGCTCTGGGTGGCCAGATTGCTTCTCGACAATCTTTGTTTGGGCATGACCACAGTGGCATCTGCTTGCCATTCTTCGACAGGGCGCCACCCTTCCAGACCATTTCCAGCTGATGGATTGGGCAGAAGGGCAGCGCCTGTGCGCGCTGCTCTGCAGCTGATTGGGCTGGCTGGTAGACAGGTGGCGCTGACTGCGCCTGCAGCTGGGTGACTGGATGCATGCCAGCCATCTGCGCTGGCACCATCTGTGGCTGCAGCACCTGTGGCTGGCTGAAGGCCTGACGTGCCTGAATGGCCTGATGCTGGGTCAGGCCTGCTGCCACGTAGTCAGGCTCAGGTGGCGCTGCCAGGGCAGGCGAATAGCTGCCATCTGGGAAGGGTGGCTGCTCGATCATGGCTGGCACAGCCAGCTGCACCACTTCATTGACCATGGCCTGTCGGGCATCGCCTGACTGCAGCAGATCAGCTGCGCTGGTCACTGCGCCCACCAGCTCTGGCAGGCTGTCAGCCTCGATGGTGATTGAGTATCTAGCCAAGAATCAGCATTCCTTTCTCTAGCGTCTGGCCCATGATTTTTCGGCCCTGTGTGCGCTGCCACTGATCGATCTGCTGGGCAGCCAGAAAGGCCTGCAGCTCTGCGTCACCCACTGTGTACGGAATCAGGCGATAGAAGCTGGGCTGCAGCTGCAAGATCAGGTGCAGCTCGACCTCTGGCACCTTCCAGCGATCTGACAGGCCTGGTTTGCCTATGTAGTCAGCAGCGCCATAGGCAGCCAGCTGCAGGCCCATATCTGGCGCCATGAAGCTGCCCGTTTTGACATCGATCAAAGCTCGCCTGCCAGCCAGCATGCCAATCAGATCGAGCGTGCCTGCATAGCCATGGCGCTCTGACACCACCATGGCCTCTGACCACTCAGGCTCAAATTTCCAGTCACGCAGGAAGGCCAGCCACTGCTCAAATAGCGGGTGGGTGTCTGGCGTCAGCACAGGGCGCAGGCCTGCCAGATGATGCTCGACAGCCAAGTGGGCAGCTGTGCCAATGGCGCCTTTTCTGTCTCGCTCTGCCTTGCCTCTGGCAGCCACAGCCTTGACTGTCGCATCACGCCCAAGGTCAGCCAGCATGCGCAGCACCAGCTCTGTGTTATCGACTGCCCAGCCAGCTGCGATCTTGGCGTACCAATTGAGCAGGGCTGGCTTATCGACCACCTGCAGGATGGTGGTCACAGAGCGCAGCGCCACTGGTGGCGCAGGTGGGTAAAACGCGAAATAGGCATGACGCTCATCACGCGTCACACCTATCGCGGGCATTGTGGTCAGGCTCATGCCTGTGATGGTCTGGGCTGACAGTGACATCAGGCTGTCACAGATCGTGCCTGCGCAGAGTGTCCAGCCATTGCCTTCTCAGACGCTGCTCTGGGTATTCCTCTGGGTGGCACCACTGATGCCATGCGCGCTTCAGCCAGCTGATCATGCCAGCGCCAGCAGGATTTTCTGCGCCTCGCCTGGCGATGCGGGCAGGCCACGCTCGATCACTGACAGCCTGCCTCGATTGATTCCTGTGCGCGCTTCCAGCTCACGCAGGCTGATGCCCTTGGCTGTGCGCATCTGGCGCCAGCCTTGGCGCTGTGTCTCGATGGTCATGCTGTGACTGCCTTTCTGATCGGTCTGTGTACCCAATGGATGGCCTTCTCTTGGCTGCCACTGATGGTCAGCTGCCAGAATTCCTGCTGCCTGATCGGTCTGCTGCATCTGGCGCACAGCCACACATTGGCTGGCTTGCCCTGGGAATTTTCCGCATGCAGCAGGCGTGGCTCGACGCGATGGCGTGCCTTCACCTGCGCACCTGCTCGATCAGGTGGGCGCCAATCCATTCTGTGTATGCGGGTGGGATTGACTCTGCCAGCTCTGGTGCGCTCATCCAGCTGATGCCCATGCCAGCACGCCATTCAGCTGTGCTGCCAAATCTGGCTTTCGGGTCACGTTTAGAGCTGCCACCAGGATGGCCATTCACCTGCAGAGCTGGCCCACTGTGCTGGCAGGGTGGCACCAGCAGTGGCGCCTCTGACATCTCAAATAGGCGATGGCGCTGCACCTGCAGACCGAAGCTCGACCCACACAACCTGATTGGGTCGAGCAGTGGCGCACCCATCACATTCTCGATCACGTAGGGCAGGCCAATCGCCTGCAGGCCTTGGCGTATTGGCTCGATCAGGTCTGGGTGCCATGCCTCTCTGGCCCAGCGCTTGGTCATGTTTGAGTAGCGCTGGCAGGGTGGGCTGGCATGGATGGCATCGAAACCAATCCAGCCACCAGCTGCCAGCCAGTCGATGGCGTCTGCCTGTCGAAACTCAAATGGGTAATTGGGCTGTGGCGCCAGATCGACGCCCAGCACATCGAAACCAGCCAGCTCATAGCCAGCTGAAGCGCCACCAGCGCCACAGAAAAGATCGAGCAGCCTTGGCTTGGCGCTCATCGCTGTGCCTCTGCCCTGCGCTGGTTTTCTTCCAGCTGCCAGGCTGACTGCTGCTCATCTTCCCAATCAGGCGCAGCTGGGCGCTGTGGCAGATCGTAGAAAGCGCCAATGTGATAGCGACAGAGCGCCACCCAGCGCCCAAGGAAATAGGCCTGTCGAGTGGCAGGCCTGTCGCATTTCGAGCATTCCATTTCAGCGCTCATTGCCAGAGCGCCTTGCCAATGCGTAATGCTGGGCACATAGGAATTGGCCTGAGTAGCCAGAGCGCCCACGCGCCACTGCCCATTTCTGGCAGAAGGCGCAATGCTCTAGGTACTTGGCGACCTTCTCAGCTGGCAGCTGATTGGGCTGCTGAAAATTCGGGCAGCGTGGGTCTTGGCAGGTTTCAGGTGTGCAGTGGCGCACCATCAGTGGCTGGGTCACGTGGGCTGACTCACTTTCTTGGCTTGGCTGTGGGTGGCGATGTGCTGCACCCACAGCGTTTTCTTGGCGTATGGCCTCTGACACACAGGGCATTTGTATTGGTAGCGATACTGGCGCGCCATCAGCTCTGATGCTCGCCTGCTGCATTGCAGGCCTCAGAGCCTGCGTGGGTGCATTCACCCAGCTGCTGTGCGAGCAGCTGCTGGGCTGCAAGGCGCAGCGCCAGCGCAAAGCTGGGTGCAGCGCCCTGATCGAGCAGCAGCTGTGCCTCTGCAAATAGCTGGGCGCCATCTGCCGTCAGGGTGATCACTGGCAGCTCTGGCCTGCTGGGCGCCTGTCGGTCTTCTGTGCAGTCAAAGCACAGCTGATCGCTGGCGCTGCCAAAGGCCATTGGCTCTCTGATGCCACAGCTGGCGCATGGCCTGTGGCTCTGGGTGGTGGTCATGTGGGCTGACTCCTAGCTGGTACTGAATGGGCTGACCAGAGAATTCTATCAGATGGTTATAACCAGCTCAGGCCACGATCACCTGCGTGCTGGGTCGAGCTGTCACTGGCATGACGCCAGCCACAGCGACCAGCTGGCCATAGCCATTGGTGGCGCCACCCCATGTGAAGGGCGCTGGGTCTTCAGTGGCAGCGCTCGATGTCTTCCGACAGTGGGAGTCATAAATAGCTGTGCGGGTCACATTCACCTGCGCTGAGTAACCAGCTGGCACGCTGGGTGGCCCATTGGCTGGCGATGGGCAGCTGGCGAATAGCAGCCACATGGTGTCTGTGCCAGCAGCGAATCCAGGCGCCAGCGCTGAAACGTCCCAGCTGGTGGCGCCAGTGAATTGATCTGGCGCTGTCGAGACTGGCACGCCTGACCAGCCACGCAGCACCACAGTGATGCAGGCGCCATTGGCAGCGCCAGTGAGCGTGGCAAATGGCAGATCAGCGCCTGACTCAGAGCCATCAGCGATGGCATAGGCCTGTCGCACACTGTTATTGGCCACGCCCACGCCAGTGTCGAATTCTGTCCACTTGCCATCGAGCGTGCCCAGAGCAGCGCCACCTGATCTGTGGTGATTGACCACGATCAGGTCACCAGCTGCGATGCCAGCTGGCATGGTGGCCATGTGCGCTGTCGAGCTGCCCTGCCATGTGGCTGTGCCCACCACTGTGGGCATGGTCATGTGCGCACCACTGTCAGCGCCAGAGTGGCGCGCTGGATGGTCGCAGCAGCGCTCACCTGGAATCGCAGAATGTCGCCAGCTGAGAAGGCCCAGCTGACAGCGCCACTCTGCGCCTTGGTGGCGCCAGCGATGGCTGGGCTGCCAATCACGTCAGCCACAGTGGGTGGAAAATTGGCATAGCTGTCGCGCCAGACATTGACTGTGATCGAGCCTGACTGATCTGCGAGCAGCGCCCACTTGGTGATGGTGCCTGCGAAATCCAGCTGCACATCACCCTTCACGCCAGTGGCAATCACAGCGCCTGCGCCATCGATGATCACATTGACTGTCTGGGTCAGGCCTGCGCCTGGCGATGGCAGCTGGCCAGCTGGCACCTTGCCAGTGGCATCGAGCGCTGCATAGCCACTGGCTGCGCCCTTCTCTGATTCCTGCTGGTACTGCGTATGCGGGTCACCAGCATTGGTGCCAGTCAGGGCGCTGTGGGCAATCGTGCCAGCCTGCATGCCTGAGCTGGCGTGGCTGTGGTCTGCGCTTTCCAGGCGATAGCCAGTGTGCGGGTCAGCAGCTGCCACATGGGCTGTCAGATCAGCGTCAGTGGCATAGGCAGGGTGCGGGTCAGGCGCTGTGCCATGGGCAGCTGTGCTGGTTTCCAGCGCATTGATCGAGTCAGCGACTGAATCGCCCCAAGCCTCTGTGATGGGCTGGCCTGCTGTCACATTGGCTACGCTCATTTAGTCAGCCTCATTCCATGCGCCTGATCTGAAGGCATTGACAGTATCTGCCTCGACCCACGCGCCAGATCGATACACCAGCAGCTGGTCTGACTGCACCCATGCGCCTGCTCGATAAATCCACGCGCCTGATCTGGGCTGGTAGTCAGCCACATAGGCACCAATGCGCCCACCTTGGCTGGAATAGGCAGAATTGCCAAAGGGCGCATCTTGCACAGCGCCACCTGATCTGCCCTGGAAATGCTGACCAGCATTCTCAAAGCTGATCTGATGGCCATCACCCTGCTTTCTGACAAAGCCCACCAGAAAGCTGGCGCCAGTGGGCAGATCGACTGGCACGCGCAGGCTGGCCACGTATAGCTTCACGTTTGACCCAGCTGGCCCACCAGCGCCTTCACTGGCCACAGTCAGAATGTTTGACTGACCCAGCACAGGCCTTGCGCCGGCCGAATCCCAGACTGTCAGCCAGACATCACAGGCGCCATTCCAGCCACCTATCCACATGCCCACTGAATTGATCGTGCCACCCTTGGGCATGGCCAGCTGCTCTGCGCCCTGATTGATCTGCGTGCTGCCTTGGTATGACTCCCAATGGTCATTTGGCTTGGTGGCGTCACCAATGATTGGCATGGCCTAGCCCTTCACCCAGATGTCACCCTCAGACATTCCAGTGGGATTGGCTGTGCCCACATAGATGCGCTTGCCAGCATCGACTGTGGCAGGTGTGTCGAGCGCCTGAGCTGCGCCCACGTCAGCTGCAGTCAGCGCATCAGCGCCACCTGTGCTGTGGCTGCCTTTGTGGGCTGATGGTGGAAATGTCGCTGGCTTGCCAGTGACCTCTGCCCATGGAATGGCCAGCTGTGCTGGTGTGGGCAATGGTGGCGTGCCATGGGTGTGGTCAGCATGGGCGCCTGTGACTGCCACGCCATCGACCTTGGGCAGACCGTAGGCGATGGCTGCCACAGCTGGCCCCAGGGCAGGCGCAAATGTCAGTGGCTTGCCAGTGACTGCTGCCCATGGAATGGCCAGCTGGCCAGTCACATAGATGTCAGCCTCGATCTTGGTCACTGACGTGGCCACGCTATTGGCCCAAGCTGACGTGGCTACGGCATTGGCAGCGACTGGTGAAACGGGCATCTAGGTACTCCACACATCTGTCTGCCAGTGGGCTGACTCCCACAGGCTGGCTGCCACTGGCTGGAAACCATGCCCAGCGTAGGCCCACAGATTGACAGTCACGCGCCAGCTCTTGGCTGTGATTTTGTGCTTCACGCCCTGCACATGGAATAGGCCTGTCAGCTCACCTATGCCATCGCGCCACTTGATCTGCTGGGCATCGAGCAGCTCAATGTCGATCAGGTCAGCGATGCGCGCTGTGTCAGCGTCAGGGTCGATTTCACCTGCCACAGCATCTATGCGCTCGGTCTTCTGTGACAGCTCCGACAGCCACAGCTGTGCCCACGCAGCTGCGTCAGCGTCATATCTGCAGGTCAGGTCAAAGCGCTGATTGGTGCGCTTGCCAAACTTGATCAGCGAGTCAGTGTCTTCATACGTGCTGGCCACGCCACCTGAGTGGGCAGCGCTGATCGAATTGCGCACATCGTCCAGGTCAGCGCCTGTGCCAAAGTCTGTCGGCCCGACAGGCTCTGTGCCACCTGCTGCATTGGCCCACAGCATCTGGGCTGTGACGCTGCGTGGCTTGGTGGCATCATCCCAAGCCTTGGCTGACAGCAGCCTGATCAGGCCTGCTCTGTCCACATAGAGAGTCGAGCCTGCGTCACTCTCGACTGTCACCTGCGCTTCATCGAGCAGATTCCTGGCGAAATTACTGCTGGCATGCTGCACAGTGGCTGGGTCGAGCAGGGCAAAGCTGGCATCTATGTCAGCCAGATCGAGAATGCGCAGCAGGCGCTGGTCTGTGGTGTCACCAAGGCCAGCCAGTGGCTGCTCTGGCAGATCGACAGCACCCAGATCAGCCAGCCTGTCGATCAGCCTGCAGATCAGCCTGAATTCATTGGTGCCTGCATTCCACTGATCGACTATCGATCTGACTGTGCCTCGATAGATTGGGAAATAGGCAGTCTCTGGCGCGCCCAGCTCGCCACGCTGATGGGTGGTGCCCAGCACCCTTGCCATCACCCTGACCTCTTGACCCAGCTGGATTGGCGATGTGCTGCGCATGCCCCAGCGATCTGCCACGTCGCGCCACACCAGCACCAGCTCTGCTGTGCCAGCGCTCATGCGTGAATAGGCCTTCTCTCTGCCGCGGTTTGTCGCCAGGCTCTCGATTTCAGCGCCACTGATGGGCACGAAATTAGGCTCTAGGCCAGACCATGTGCCTGAGTCCCAATGGCTGGTGTCCCAGACCATATTTCCAGCAGCCACGCCACGCTGGCCAGCTTCCACGCGCAGCTCGACGCGCCTGCGCCACGTCATTAGAAGGCAGGCCCATTGGCGCGCTCAAAGCTCTTGATGGCCTCGACAATCTCACGCCCAATGGCCACAGGGTCACCCACGCCAGCTGTCACATAGACATTCACGGTCTGGCCCATGGGCAGCCTGTCGAGTGGCACCACAGCCTCTGGCCCACGCTCTGCGATGCCAGCCAACATCGGGTGCATGGCAATGCCACCTTTGGCCAGCATGGGCAGATGTGGCAGGCCAAAGCTGCCACCACCCACGCCCACATCTGTGCCTGGAATGTTGATTCTGGGAATGTTGATGCTCAGGCCATTCCAGAAGCGCGCAAAGCCATTCCACGCATCAGCCACGATCTTCATGACGCTATTGATCGCGTCAGCCAGTGGCTGGAAGATGCCACCCAGAAAGCTCATGATCGATTTGCCTGTGTTCTGAATGCCAGTCCACAGGTCGCCAAACACCTTGCCAATGGCGCCAAATACTGTGTTGGCTGTGGTCTGCAGCGCAGTGAAGACCTTTCCCACAGCATCGATGGCAGAGCCAATCAGCTTGCCAGCTGTGTCGATGGCGCCCTTCAGCACATCGAAGGCGCTTCTGACAATGCCTATCGCTGCATTGACTGGCCCACGCAGGGCATCAGCCACCTTCATGAAGACATCCCAGACCACCTTCAGGATGCTGATCACCACATCGATGTAGGTGCCCACCAGCTGGAAATAAAAGCCCACGCCTTTGAGCGCCAGATCGAGTGGCCCCTTCAGCACGTCAGCCACCTTGCCAATGACGCCTGCCACGATGTCAAAGGCCTGACGCACCACGCCCAGCGCTGTGTCGAGTGGCCCCTGCAGCGCTGATGCCACCTGCTGCACCACGCCCAGCGCCTGCTGGAAGATGCCAATCACAGTGTCGATGGCTGGCTTTAGGGCTGCCATGACCACCTGCGCTGTCTGCTGAAACCAGCTGATGATCTGGTCGAGAATGCCCAGCTGGTCGAGTATGAAGACCACTGCGCCCACAGCTGCAGCGATGGCCAGCAGTGGCCACGTCGCAGCCAGCGTGGCAATTGCCCAGGCCACAAAGGGTGGCACCACAGTCGCAGCGATGGCGATGCCCAATGGAATCAGCACAGCTATGACTGTGGGAATGTTGTCTGCCAGAAAGCCCAGCACCGTAGTGATGCCCTGAATGGCTGGTGTCAGCAGCTGGGTGAAGGTGGTCGCAATGGGCACCAACGCTGTGCCAAAGGTGGCCCATGCGTTTTCCTGCTCTGCCGCATTGATCTTCTGCTGATTGGCCAGACCATCGCTGGTCTTGGCAAAGTCACCCTGAGCTGCGCCAGTCTGCGCCAAGATCAGGGCATAGGTGGCCTGCGCCTTGGCATTCTGGTCGATGGCGCCCTTGCCATCGTAAAGGCCCATTTCCATGGCCTTGCCTTTGACAGTCGCATCATCCAGGAAGACGCCAAACTGCCTGATCGGCTCAGTCTCGCCTCTGAAGGCTGCGCCCATGGCATTGACCACATCTGTCGGGTCAGCATTATTGAAGCTGCCCACGTCAGCTGCGAGCTGCAGCATATCGACGCTCATGCCAGCAGCCTCATCGCCAGAAAAGCCCAGATTGGTGGTCAGGTTTCCCAGCGTGCCAGCCAGATCGAGATACTTTCCTGAGCTAAGGCCCACGCTGGTGGCGCTGGTTTCAGCTGCCTTTGCCACCTGATCGTAGGAGTCACCAAATAGCGCCTGCGCCTTATTGGCTGACTCTGACGCATCACTGGCCAGACCGATGCTGGTGGTGATGCCATCTATTACAAAGCTGACACCTGAGCTGATCAGGTCTGTGCCCATGCGCGCCACAGACTGGCCAATGCCCTGGAAAACGCCTTGGCTGACATTGCCCAGATTGGAATGTGCCTTGCCTACATCGTCCAGCTCACTGCTGACATCTTTGAGATCGGGCAGGCCAGCGACATTGACATCGACATCGACTGTGAGCGTGTTAGCCATGCGTCACCTTATCCAGCCACTCTGACTGCTTCTGCTGCACAGCAGCTGGTGGCCTGACCAGAGTAGGGAATAGCCAGCTGCCAGAGCTGCGCCTGGCCCCAAATTGGGCATAGCTCAGTGACCCAAACTCACTGCCCATGGTGATTTCAGCCAGCTGGCCAGATGGCCCTCTGATGGCCTGATTGACCACGCTGAAACCAATGGCCACCATGCGCGCCTGTGGCGTGGGTCTGCGACTGGCTGCGCTCTGTGCCTCATCGAGCAGGGCGCTGGCGCTCACTGCTGCCAGCTCATCGCGCCTGTCTAGAGCTGTGTAGAGCCTCTTGGCTGCGTCTTCTGCCTTATCTGTGACATCGCCCATTGGCTCATCGCCTGCGCGCTCTGGCCTGTGCCCTATCCATGGCCTTCTTCTGCGCCTTCAGATCATCTTTCATGTAGCGCTGGAAATCTTCTAGCTGCTCGACCGTCATGCGCTCCACGTCAGCTGGCGTCATGCGCCAGTATCTGCAGAAGTCTGCAAGCCATCGCCAGCGCCCTGTGCCAAAGGGCGGGTGCCACCAATCAGCTTCAGCAGCTCGCCAATCTCGACCCTATCCAGCCAGACATCGATGGCCTCGCCATTGGCCATGCCCTGCTCGACTGCCACTCTGTGCAGCGCTTCCATGACGGTCTGCGCCTGCTGGTTTCCGGTCTGATTGGTGAAGCGCCAGAAATCGCCAGCAGTCATGTGGCCCACCAGATCAGTGAGCTGCTGCTGGGTCAGCTTCTCTGGTGCAGGGCTGACTTTCGCCATGGCCTGCTCTTAGGCCTCAGTCATCCAGACTGGTGTGGTCAGCACAGGAATGTCGATGTCAAAGGCTCTGGCCCTTTCCTCGACATTGGTGGCGCCACCCAGCGATGGGTCAATCAGAATTTCCGAATCCCAAGCTCGGTACTGGTCGCCAGGCTGCACAGGCCCACGGTCGAAAAGCTGGCATTGCACCTTGCTGCCCACCAAGTCTTCCCAATTGGCCTGCGTGCCTTCAGTGACCACGATGCTGAGAGTGGCTGACCACTCAGGCTCATCTGCCACCCTGAATTTGCCAGTGAAGGTGGCCACTGTGTCGATGCTGATGTCAGGCGCCAGCTCCACTGAGCTGACATCATCTGACAGATCGACAGGTGGCTGCAGCACGTCAGCTGCGCCATACACTGCCACCCTGAAAATTGGCTTTCTGATGATGATTGGCGTGCTGCCTGCCATGGCTTGCCTCTCTCTCTAAAGCTCAGTATTCGGCTCTGAATGATAGGCGCACGCTGCACGCCAGATAGGTGATGCCAGCCTGCTCTGTCTCGACAATAGCATCAGCGCCTTTCCACTCCCACGCGCTCATGGCCCTGTCGCCATCGATGGCTGCCTTCACTGCCAGCGTCAGGTCATAGAGCAGCTGCACGCCATCTGCGCCTGAGCTGGCAGCGACCACACACACAGCCACATAGTTTTCGACCCAGCGCTGGAAGGTCTGCTGGCGCTCTATCCAGGGCTGGTCTGCTCGATACACCACAGCTGGCACCATCAGCGCGCCAGTGGGTGGGTGGTGATAGGTATGGGCGCCTGCGATGTCTGGCAGCTGCAGCCATGGCGCCACAGCTGGTGTGGCCACTGCCATCAGGCGATTGGGAATCTGGCGTGCTGGCCTGCCAGCAGGCGCTGATACGTAGGGTGATCAGCTGCGACCTTCACAGCTGACTGATCGAAAACGCCTGCGATGCCATAGGGCGCATCAGGCGCCTTCATGACCATGACTGCCAGCACCAGCGCAGCCTGCGCCATGCTGGGTGATGGCGTGGGAGTGGCCACGCCTGTGTCGAGCTGCACCTGCTCACTGGCAGCATCGAGCGCCAGCTGCAGATCAGTGTCACGGTCTGTCGATGTGGTGATGCCCAGCGCCCTTTTCAGGGCGCCAAGATCAGGCCATGCTGCCATGGCTCTGGCTTAGGGCGCCAGAGCGTAGCTGGTGAAGGCTGCTGGGTAGAGTGGCAGGAAGGCCACAAAGCCAGCCAGCGCCACGTCGCGCCCAAGGCGCCCTGGCACGTCAGCTTCCAGTGTGAACGTGCCATCCTCTGCCCACGCAAAGCCATCTGATGGCCCGATCAGCACATCGACTGCGCCAGCATCCAGCGCAGGCTCCCAGATTGGGCGCATGCCACTGAAGCTGCCTGACGTGCCTGCGCCTGCGCTGGCATCGCCAAGTGGCGCATACAGACCACCTGCGCCATAGAGCGGTCTGCCCATCGAGTCACGGGCATTGATCATGCCAGCCACAGCTGCGCTCGACAGCCATGCCGTATTGGGTGGCTTGCCAATGCTGGCCACTGAATTGCCAAAGGCAGCGCCCAGATCGATCACGCCAGTGTCTGGGTCAAAGGTGCCACCAGCCAGCACGCCAGCTGCAGTCAGAGCTGCGAGCGCTGCTGCATTGGTGCCCTTGGCATAAGCCTCTGCGAGCAGCTGCAGATAGAAATCCAGGAAGGCTGGGCTGCTGCGCCTGAGCAGCTGCAGGCTGATGTCACCTGCGCCTGCAAAGGTGCGCACATTGGCAGTGGCTGTGTCTGTGGTCACAGCTGTGCTGCTGACCTCAGATTTCTGGGTCACCTGCTCTGCCACTGTCGGTCGGGTCAGAATGCGTGGGTAGATGATCTGGGTGCCATTGTCTGGCATCTGAATCTCACGCGTGCTGCTCATGAAGGGTCGAGCAGGATTGATCGCGCCCACCATTTCAGTGACGTAGGCGGGTGGCACCATGCCCACATTGGCTGGGCTGATGATGTCTGCCAGGGCGCGCTGCTCCAGATTGGTCAGCTGGCCACCATCCATCAGCTTCAGCGCTGCCTGCACCCAATCGCCTCTGAATGGCTTGGGCACGTCGCTGGCCTTGGGCACGATGGCGCCTGTGCTGACGGTCTGGCGCTGGTCTTCCTGCGAGCTGGTGCGCTGCTCGATCTGCGCCACGCGCTCGATCAGGCGCTCATGCTGCACGCGCAAATCTTCTGTGGTCATGCCTTTGGCCTCGATGCCAGAAATGCGCTGCTCCATGCTGACCAGCTGGCCTGCAATCAAAGGCGCCTGATCTGGCGTCTGCTGGTCTGCGATCTGCTGCTCAGTCATGGTGCCCTCATTCTCAGCTGGTGCGCTGCGTGCGTAGATTACTGCTGTGCCTTCATAGGTAGGGCGCCAAGTCAGCGAAACCTCGCGCAGATTGACTTTCTTTCTGGCGATTATGCGCTGGGCGCCTCTGCCCTCATAGCTGGTGCCACCCTCGATTTCCTCAAAGCTTGGGCTGACACCTTGGTAATAGCCCTCTCTGGCCAGCGTCAGCAGCTCATCGCCACGCGCTGTGGGCGCCACCTGGAAAAGCCCAATCTGATCAGTGTCTGTGCGCTCCATGCTGATGCCACGCCCAGCTGGTGGCCCTTCATGCTCCATGCGCAGAATGACCTTGGCTGGGTCATTGGCGCCTGTGAGTGGGTCTGGGTCAAAGGCGCCTGCATCGAAACGCTCATTGCCTTGGCTGGTCTTGCCAATGTCGCCCCAGCGCGCAATGCGCAGCGCCACGATGCGCTGCGCTTCATTCCTGATTTCCAGGGCAGGCGCCTCATGGCCCTGCCACTCGATCAGGTCAGCCACCTGCTGCAGCTCCACCTGCGTCAGCGATCTTCTGCAGCTTGGCAATCAGGCTGGTGCGTGGCTTATCGCGGGTCTGCTCTGCATCGAGCGCTGCCTGCGCTGCCTCTGCGTCTTCACCCACGTCAGCCAGAATGGCATCTGCTGTGCGCGCTGCCAGCTCGGTCTGCCCTTCACCACTGGCCATGGCGTCTTCTGCCACGTAGGGATAGCCAGGCGTCTGGTCAGCAGGAAAATCGCGCCACGCCTGTGAATGGGCATTCCAGTATTTGGGCATTTGGTGGTCAGCTCACTTTCTGCTGCTGGGTGAAGGGTAGCGCTGCTGGCAATGGCAATGGCGCTGGCTGCGCTGGCTTGGCTGGCAGCTCGATCATTTCTCGATCTGCGATGCCCTGCTCATCGATCACGCCCAGCTTCTGGGCAATCTCATAAATCTGCCATCTGGTCTTGGCGTCAGCGCGCTGGAATCCCTCTACGTCATAGCGCGCTTCTGTGCCTCTGGGCAGCAGATCAGAAAATGCCTGCTCGATCTGCTCTAGGTAATAGGGCGCCAGCGTCAGGCGCACCAGCTCTGTGGCCAGGTCACCCACATTGGTGTAGCTCAGAGCTGTGCCAGCCACTGGCGCTTCCAGCAGGCGCCCAGAAATGCCGAACATCAGCGCCACATCGCCTCTGCTGTGCGCTCGACTGCCCACCAGCTGCGCCTGCTCAGGATTGGAATTCAGCACAGTGGGTGTGATGTTGGATGCGACCTTGGGCATGTTGGGCGGGTCATGCAGCCACTGATCTTTGATCTTCTGTGGCTCATCACCAGCCAAGATGCCAGTGGCGCTCAGGAAGACCGAAGGCATGCCACCACCTGAGAAATAGCGCGCTGCCCACCTGTCAGCCTCGATGGCCACATTGAGCGCTGCGCCACACAGCTGCATTGGCCCAAGGCCTCTGCCTGTGATCGGGTCTGGCGTCAGCAGGGTGATGTGAATCACATCACGCGGGTCATAGGCCACCTGCTTGCCATCTGTGGTGGTGCGCTTCCAGACGTGGCTGATGCCATCGAAATCTGACTGCATCGCCTCTGGCACCACTGGATAGAGAGAAGCTGGGCTGCCGTCTTCTGCATAGCGGTCTGTGACCAGCCAGATGGTTTCGCCACGCGTGGCCATGTAGAAGACCGAATCTCTGGTGAATCTGCCAGGAGTCATGGCCTTGCATGGGCGCTGCACCAGCTGTGGGTCAGGGTCGATCAGCTCACCAGCTCTGAAGGCATCCAGATCGAGCGTGGCAGCGATGGTCGAAAGCATGGTGACAGCTCGATTGACAGCTGGAATTCCCAGCGCCTCTCTGATGCTGGGCAGCAGCTGGCCTGCGCTGGCGCGCTGCCTCTCATAGAGCTGGGTATCTATGTCTGGGTAATCGCCAGATGGGTCGAGCGCTGCGCTGCGCTCTTGCAGCTCTGCGCGCTGCTGGCGCCTCTGGCGCTTGCCTTTGCCCATCAGCGCAGTCTACTCACCCACGTTTGGCCATTTGGGTCAGCAGCCAATAAACCAGGATGGCGCCCAGCACGATGATGATCAGCGCCTGCCAGAGCTCAAAGCCAAACATGCAGCGATTATGCGCGCCACTCTCGAGCTGGCCACGCTCAATAAAGCCTGCTGACACCAGCTGGATTGGTGGCCAGCCAGACAGCTCTGATGGCTGCCAGCGCAGCTGTCACTGGCCTGTCTGATTTGGCCTTATCTGCTGACCACATGCCACCAGCTGTGCGTCTGGCTGTGAAGGGCAGATCAGCTGCGATGGCGCCAGCGTCTGCATGGCGCAGGCGCCCACCATCGACCATGCGCGCAAATCGATCTGAAGCGCTGGCCCATTCCTGACCAGCGATGGCGTGGCCACCACGCAGGTGCCTTGCCAGGTCACGGTCTGTGGCAGGGCTGAATCCGACAGCCTGCACAGCCACGTCAGCCTGCATCTGCAGCAGGCGCTTGCCCAGCTCATCGATGTCTAGCGGGTGGCCAGTGACATCTGCCACCAGCGTCAGGGCAATGGTGCCATCTGACTGCTGCCAGCTCAGAGCTGCTGATGCCCTGTCGCCATCGAGCGCCACGCCCATGAATGGCGCTGATGGCGCTTCCAGCGTGGCAGCAGCTCGCTGCCAGGGCACGTCTGCCACCAGCCTTGGCAGCAGCGATGTGACCCACCTGCACAAATGCTCAGTCTCAAAGATGGCCAGCTGGCCTTCCAGCTCATAGGTGGTGAATTGGCGCTGCAGATAATCGAGCATGGCCCTTGGGTAGCGCTCGATTCTGGGATTGGCCTCACGCCAGCCAGCTCGATCATTGGCAGCGCGCTCTGGCGCTGCTGACCATTCCATGAAGGCCAGAGCTGGGTCTGCATCAGCGCGCTTGCGCAGGGCATTCAGCACCACGCTGGTTTCATCGCCTGCATTGGATAGGTAGAGCATCTGTGGGTCAGTCGATGCTGTCAGCGTGGGTCGAGCTGCAGCCATGAAATCGAAGCTGTCGAATTCGCGCAGCTCATCGATGATCACATCATCATTGGCTGGCCCTCTGGCGCCACCACGCGTGGGTGCCACGATGCGATACAGACCACCATTCCACAGCTCGATGCGCTCCTGGCCATTGGCCAGTCTGGGCAGCTTGCGCAGATCAGCGCGCCAATGCTCGACCATCGCATCAGCCACTTCAGTGAAGACCTCGCGTGGCAGCTCGCGATTCTGGGCTGTGTGCATGATCTTGCGACCACGCAGCAGCTTCAGCACGATCAGGGTCTTCAGCAGGGCGGTCTTGCCATTCTGTCTGGCCACGATCACAGCAGCTTCTGGATACTGCAGGCGCCCAGCCTTGCGCTCTGCTGTGATGCTGGCCACAGCACGCTGCTGCCAGGTCATTGGGCGCCAGCCAATGGCCTTGGCAATCTTGCGATAGTCAGCCAGCTGGTTTCGGTCTGAAACGGGTGGCGCCAGCCTTGGCTCGATGCCACGCTGGCTCATTTTCGGGTCAGATCGCCTGTGATTCGGGTCAGAGAGAGAGAGATTGGCTGCTGACTAGCATCTGGGCGCTGTCGCAGTAAAAGAAACGTGCGCGCTCGCCTGACGCTCTCATGCTGACAGTCAGAGCAGCAGGCCACCAGATTTTCTGGGTCATACATCGCACCACCATCGCTGCGCCTTATGCGGTGATCGACGCTATTGGCTGGCGCGCCACAGTAACCACACTGCCAGTGATCACGCATCAGTATTCGCGCCCTGGTTTTCAGCCAGCGCTTGGTCTTCAGGCGTGGGTCATTGCGCATGGTGCCCTCTGCAGAGCTGTGCTGGTAGGCCAGCTGCAAGCCCATCTGGCTGAATGCTCACGTCAGCTCGGACAGCTGCCCTCTTATCGATGGGATTGACCAGCACCCTGTGACGCCAGCACACACCTGACCCAGCTGCAGGCCTGCGTCACAGGTCAGCATTATTGCCTCTGATCACATTGGGTGGATTGGCATCTGGGTCATGGGTGGTCTGCTCGACTATGCGCCCATCTGGCAGCTTCACCCTGCTGGCCACCTGCTCTGCGACCTCTGCTGCCACGTCTTCATGGGTGTGGCGCTGGTCTTCACCAGACACTAGGGCTGGCCTTCCTCTGGCTGGTCTTCGACCTTGGCAGCGATGGCATCCAGCACCTTTCCAGGGCGCTGCTGCTGGTCTTCCAGATTGGTTTCTGCCACGTCAGCTGCATCGCCAGCCTCTGTGGCCACCTTTGGGTCAGTGGCCTGCTGCTCGATTTCCTGATCGGTCTTGATCGCGTCTTCTGCCTGCTCGACATCGCTGCCCACGATGTGTGGCGCAGGATGCTCCACAGCGACTATCTCAGGATTGGTTTCGACCTCTGTTGGCTTTTCGCTGGTCATGCTGCGCTTCCTTTCACTGCATAGGCGGTTTGGATCAGGCCCAGATCATTGCGCTTCAGCGCTGGGCTGACATCTGACTGCCTGACCCATTCACCCTCATAGCCTCTGAAGGTGCGGCCCATCGGGTCACTGAGATAGAGCAGCCATGTGCCATCAGGCGCTTTCTTGCGACCATGGAAGGTCAGCGCATGAAGGCCTTTCCAGTCATAGCCCACATGGCGCCTGAGATTGCGTGGCAGCTGCTCCATGCGCGCTGTCACTGACACCACAGCGCTGCCCTGGCGGTTTGGTTTCTTGGCGCCTGCCAGCAGATTGATCAGCGTGCTGTCGCTGATCGCCTCAAAGGTCACTGCAGCATCTGGCAGCAGCTTGCGCAGCGCCCTTTTCATATCTGCGTAGCTGGTGCCTCGATGGTCAGCGACTGGCACGCCAGATGCCTTCCTGAGCTGCATGCCGTAATCCTTGGGCACGTCATAGCCCATCCATGCCAGCACAGGGCAGATCGAGTATGGAAGGCAATTCACAAATGGCTTGCCATCGACGCGCTGAGAGTAGA